GAAAACTACCAGCACCACCCAACATATAAGCTCCCAAATAACTTTGTAACCACGGATATACATCCAAGATATTATTAATAGAACCAGTACCCTGACTATCAGTATTGTATTTAACCTGTATATCTCCTAATTTAACTTCACTAAAGTTTCCATCTTTACCAGTAGTACCAGTGATCGCATCAGTATCATTTGCTAAAGCTCTTGCAAGTTCAAATTGTGCATATTTAATATTATTAGGTATAGCAGTACAAGCCAACTCAACTCCATCAACCTGATAATTATTTCTAGGAAATTTAAGAGCCTGACCTTCATCACATCTATCTCCATAAAACACCAAAGTATCTATCCATCTTGTTGCAGATATTAAAGCTCTCTTCTTTTGGTCATCTGTCTTGTTGGTCCAAGTTGAAGAATCTGGTGACGTATCAAAATAATCATTAGATTCAGATAAAGTGACATAGCTATTAGCAGTTTCACTTTTTAAAGTTGCATTTATGGTAGCTGCCACGATTAATAATTAATTTTAGTTTTATTGTAGCGTAAAGAAAAAACCCCACCAATATTTGATGAGGTT